TTAAGGAACCAAAAGAATGAACGAACGAATTAAACTATTTGCAGAACAGGCTACTACCTATATTGAGCCAACATCAAACAGTGGAGAGGGTTGGATCTTTGATAAAGAAAAGTATGCCGAGTTGATTGTTCAGGAATGTGCTAGTATCTGTAACAAGATTTACTTTGATCGTTATCCTGACGCAGAAGATTTTGAAAGAAGCGAAGAAGGCGATGCTATTAAAAAACATTTCGGAGTTAAAGAATGACAGAGTTTGAAGAGGATTGCTTACAAATACACGGTAAGGTATTGACGGGCGAGAAAGCACACTACTGCCCTGAGTTTGATTATCTACCCATAGATGAAACCCGACATGAGTTTCAATACTGTACCTGTGAATGGAGCGAAGAATGAACGAAGAACGTAAGTTGATTGGTTATACCGAACGAGAAGAAGGATTCTATCCTTTGTACGATATTGGTCGAGGATATATTGCCACTGCGGCATTCATTCTGTGTAAGTATTGTCGAGGAGCAATCTCATCTATGGGTGGGCCACGCTATGATGCTGTATGTTTAACTTGTTATGAGAAAGATCCAGATGAACGAACGAATTAAAGAACTTGTCAAACAGGCTGGTGGACATTTCTCTACTCACACTCTAACGAGCTATCCAGCTCAACACCGAGAATCTATTGAGTTGTGGGACAAGAATATTGAAAAGTTCGCCGAGTTGATTGTTCGGGAATGTGCTGACCTGTTTGATAAAGACGAAATGGAACTAACTCTCACCGAGCGCACGATCCATAACACAATCAAAGAACATTTCGGAGTTGAAGAATGAACGAACGAATTCGGGAATTTGAAAAACTGAGCGGGCTTGAAGTCTATGGTCTAGGTGCAAGACGGGAGTACTGGGACCGCTGTACAAAAAAGTTCGCTGAGTTGATTGTGAAAGAAGTGTTGCAGACTTGTGAGGATCATCCGGGATGGTCAGGACGAATGATTGGTGAAGAGATTAAACAACATTTCGGAATAGATGATGACAAGTCTTAGCGAATATTTCAAAGAAAATCGATACCAAGCCATATGGCATATGGGTGATCGTGTTGAAGGCAAATGGAATAAGATTCCATTTGTAGGTAGTGTAGGAAATGACGGGCTTGTAAACGAGATCGAAGGACCGAAAGTTTCGGTCCATGTTGACCTTCCTATCTTGTATAAAAATAAATTGTATAGTATAATCTTTATGAATCCTAAAGAATTGAAAGCGAGGAAATAATATGGTAACAATCGTAAAACATGAATGGCATCAACATGATAGACAATATGCTGTTGAACTTGATGAAGCACTATTGAGCGAGATTTATCCTGATTTAGATGAGGACGAGATCGCACAGAAACTTGCAGATATCGAGTCTGGCGATGAAAGTGTCGATCAAGTTATGGAAGATGCTTTTGAGAATGATGTAGAAGTACAATGGGACTTTCAATATGATGACTGCTGGACTGACCGTAAAGGTGGTTATGATGTCACATATGAACTAGGTGATGAGTCTAGTTGGGTAGCACCCGAAACTCCACCAGAACCAACACATAAGTGTACTAAGTGCAAGTGGAAGGGTCAGAGTTATGATGCTGATTGGCAGTGGGAAGATAGTGAAGGCAATCGTTATGATGAAGCAAAACATGTTTGTCCCATGTGTGAGAGCGACCTTGAACTAACACCCGAAGGTATCATCAAAGAAGAAGAACAACGTAAACGCATGGCCGAGATCGATGCTATGTTTGATGAGGATGAATGATGAATAACAAAATAAAAGCATTAGCCGAACAAGCAGGTCTTGCTACGCAACATGACGGCATCGTATTGACTAGACCAGTCAATGCCGCAGAAGCGTTGGATGTATTTGCTAATCTAATTATTCAACAGGCTATTCTTGCAGTAGAGATGAAGACCAACACACACCATATATACACCTCGTTTGATGAGGGTATGGTGTTGCACACTATTCATAATAGTGTTAAAGCGATCAAAGAACATTTCGGAATCAATTAATGACTGATCCTGTATATCCATCGCACCTGTCAAAAAGAGGTATGTATGTTAAGTGGCTATGAAGATTTAGTAGGTCAGAGTTTTACTTTTGCGGATAATGATAGTTTACACGTTATTCAGATCCGCTGGAGAGGCGACGAGGACTGGTTAGTTACGTATCATGTACAGCAAGGTCCGGGTATTCCTAGAAAGTTGATACTACCATTACAAGAATTTCTGGGTACTTATGGTCATTTGTTCGGTAAGGGAGAGCCTCCCTTACCCACTGAATAATATACACTTATTTAGGTAGGAATCACAATAAATATATTAATGCCACAGTTATTTAGGAAAATTTTTAGTTTATCCACGTTAGCGTTAATCACAGCGTTAACTCTTAGCGTTATTGCAGCCTGGTATAGTGTTGTCGGACTGACTGCTATATTTGCCGCCGCGATGATTCCTATCATCATCATGGGTGGTAGCCTTGAGATAGCAAAGGTCGTGACCACGGTATGGTTGCATCGTTATTGGGATCAATGCGGAAAGATAATGAAATCATATCTGACCATTGCCGTAGTGGTCCTAGCATTAGTCACAAGCATGGGTATATTTGGCTTCTTGTCAAAAGCACACATGGATCAAGGCATCCCTACAGGTGATGTGGCTGCGCAGATTAGTTTGCTTGATGAAAAGATCAACATACAAAAAGAATTAATAAAGAGTGAGCGAGAGAACATTGAATCTGCACGTAGGGCATTATCTCAGTTGGATGCTCAAGTGTCCGCAAGATTGGAGCGCGGTACTAGCGAGGCTGGCGCCGAAAGATCCGTACAGATACGTGCGGCACAGCGCAGAGATAGACAAGCATATACTAAAGAGATAGACGAAGCGCAAGTGCGTATAGAAAAGTCTAATGCTACTATACAATCCTTAAGTTTAGAGAAGGCTCCATTAGCAACACAGTATCGTAAGATCGAAGCAGAAGTAGGTCCTATCAAATATATTGCGGCATTGATCTATGGTGACAATCCAGACAATGCCACACTAGAACGTGCTGTACGTTGGGTCATCATACTATTGATATTTGTATTCGACCCATTGGCATTGATGTTAGTCATTGCCGCTATCAGCAGTTATAAATGGGAATTTGATAAGAAAGAAGAATTCACCCCGGCCACCACAGCAGGATATCTTCCCCTAACTCCGGATGAAAAAGAAGAGCAAACCAGTGTCATAGAACCAAAGGCAGGTGATATGGAATTGACCGCAGACGGCGGCAAGATAGTGCAGGAAGAAGAGGTTCAACCTCTAAAAAAAAAGTTAAGCGAAAGGCTAAATCTGAAAGAAAAGTTGAGCAACCTAAACGTAAAGTTGCCAAGATTAATGGAAATAAAAGAAAAATTAAAAAGCCTGAGCCTGCCCCGCTTAAACAAGTCAAGTTCGAACCTAAAGTCAAGCCTAAAAGAAAACCTAAGTTGGCAAAACTTGACAAATTGGAACAAAAGCCCAATATTGAACCTGCTAAAAAAGATGCTACCCCCAAAGAAATAATAACTGAGGGCGTCACACCCATACATGATATTGGTGATGGATACGTAGAATATAACAAAGGTCTTTACAAGCGTGACGCATTAAAAGAACTAAGACCCGATTTATTTTCTGCTAAAGCAAGTTTAAATGGGCAAAGCAAGACCGGATATGGAACACTATTTCCCAAGATGGCCATTAAGGGAGATATATTTGTCCGTGTAGACGTTCTCCCAAATCGCGTATTCAAATTTGATGGTAAGAAATGGCTAGAGCAGAATAAGACTATGAGCCTGAGTTATCTCTATAACAAGGATTATATCGAATTCCTTGTAGAAAGAATAAGTTTGGGCGAGTATGATTTGGATGTACTCAGCGATAACGAAAAAGCCGAAATAGAAGCATATCTAAAAGGTAACCAAAATACTTGACCTAAACGCTAGACTCTACTATAATATGTATACGATTCACTAATATGGAGCAGTCGTTTATGAATAAGAGTCTAGTTGTTGTTGCAGTTGCTTTGGCGCTGAGTGCTTGTGCAAGTAAGCCTCCCAAAGTTGATACTGTCCGTGAAGAAGAACTTAGCACCAATTTTGTTGCTGAGGGTATCAAGGTCACTAGTTCTGGTTGCGGTACCATGAGCAAGATGTTTGGTCGCACATGTAAGATCGTGCGCATCGATAGTGTTGCTACTGCACCCACTAATGGTGGTAGTAATAATAACCGAGAATCAGGTATGATTGTAGCCTGTGACAAGGCGCTTGCTAATGTCAGTCATTGGATGGGACAGCGTGTTGAGAGTGATCGAACTACTCGGCGTGTTGGTATCGCTAATGAAGTGAGTCAGAGCAAGGAAACGCAGTCAAATAATCGTGATGAAGGTGCTAGCGAAAGTAGCAACCGTGAGAATGTTAATGATGTCAAGACCGAAGTAACTACTTTGGTTCGTGTCAATAGCAAGCGATTCTTGACTGGCTGGTTTACTGTCAACCAAGATGTTGTAGGTAAGCAAGAAGTAAAATGCACCAAGCGTTGGGATCAGACCAACACAGAATTGCTGAATACTTTCACTAGTATCCGCTAACATGAAGAGCAAGGCGGCATTGGCTGCATTTGCTTTGGCTAGCAATATCGCGGTCGGAGCCACTACTGTAACTGTTTATGGTTATGGCTCCGACCGCGAAAGTGCCAAGCAAGATGCATTTAATACGGCTATCACTAATGTATGTGGTAAGGCGGTATTAAATGACCGCGAACATCGCAATAATGTCACCGTACATGATGCCACATCTGTATATACATCGTGCCGCATCGATAGATTTGATATAATCGAATCCAATCAGGGTAGGATTAAAGTCAAAGTAACTATTGTTGATAATAAGAGTTCGCACAGATTATTCAGCGAATCTAACCATAGGTTAGAATTTGACGGTAATCAAGTACGATCACAGTTGCAAAACATCAAACGAGAACAACAAGATGGTGATCGCATGATTGACGAGATATTCCGCGATTACCCTTATCGTGCGTACAATATCGTCAAGAATAATAATCCATACGTCACCGTTGATGAAAATAGGAATGTATTACTCATCGTTCCTTTTGAATTGCGATGGAACTATAATTTCATCACAGCAATGAACGAAACATTTTCGCAGATAAAAAACAATAGGGGATATGGGGTAATCACAGTCATGGCTAAAAATCCCGATGCACTACTATTGGGAAGCAAGGATAAGTATTATATCGATGATATCACTAGATTTAACTATATCAAAAATAAATTCACAAAAGACAATGAACTACGTTTATCTGTGAAGGCTAAAGATTATAAGGGAAATAATGTGATCAATCTATGTTATAATCCTGAATACAAAGCAGGCGGTATCTTTTATAGCGTAGGCGTATATGATGAATTGACCGTTTTTGGTAATGATCGAAATCGAGGCGCGGTAAAAATCAAATTGACCATGCCCGCTGAAGTCATACAAGATATCAGCCTAGATGTAGTCGCGGCGCGTGACTGTAAATTATACTAATGATTTTAATAGAATAAGTAATTACATGAGTGAAGAAGAAAAGCAACTAGAGATATGTTCCTTTTGTGGCACACATAAGGATAAAAGAAAAAAATTAATTGTCAGCGGAGAAGTGGGCATCTGTGATGTTTGTATCAATCTCTGTAACGAATTAATGATAGATCCTAAAGCAGATATAGAGACAATTGAAAATTTGTCTGACGTAGATGCGTTGGACATTTATTCCCATCTGAATAATTACGTAATCGGGCAAGACTCTGCAAAGAAGATTTTGTCTGTGGCTATCGCCAACCATTATAAAAGAATATCTAAACCCTCTAAGGACGTTGAGATACAAAAGGGTAATGTGTTGTTGATGGGTCCTACTGGTTCAGGTAAGACATTGCTAGCAAAGACAGCCGCTAAGTTCTTAAAAGTGCCTTTCGTTATTGCTGATGCTACTAGTTTAACCGAAGCCGGTTATGTAGGTGATGATGTCGAAAGCATGATCGCCATGTTATTACAAGAAGCCGGTGGGGATATACAACTAGCCGAACGCGGTATCATCTTCATTGATGAAATCGACAAGATCGCACGTAAAGGCGAAAGCGCAAGCATCACCCGTGACGTTTCGGGTGAAGGTGTACAGCAAGCATTACTCAAATTGATTGAGGGTACTAAGTGTCGTATTCCTGCTAACGGTGGTCGTAAGCACCCTGACGGGAATATGAATGTCATCGACACTAAGAATATATTATTCGTAGTAGGCGGTGCGTTTGTTGGCTTGAACGATATCATCAAAACTAGGGTACATGGTTCAGGTATGGGCTTTAGTGCAGTAGTAAGGCAAGTTAATGATGAGACTTTCCTTAATAAGGTGTCACCTGACGACCTAACTAAGTTCGGGTTAATTCCAGAGTTTGTGGGCAGATTCGCTACTATGATTCATGTCGAGGATCTAACAAAAGATCAACTCATTGAAGTGATGACCAAGGTCAAGAATAACTTCATAGACCAATATAAGTATATCTTTCAATTAGATGATATCAAACTTAAATTCCAGAAAAGTGCAATAGATGCTATGGCTGGTAACTGTATCAAACTTAAGACCGGTGCACGTGGCATACAATCTGAGATCGAACGTGTGTTGTTACCGCACATGTTCTACGTCAAGAAGTATAAGAAAAATAAGGTTTCTGAGATAAATATTAGTCTGGATCAAGTTAACGATCCAAAAGAACTAGTATGACAACTTACAACGGAAAGAAAGTTTTTGTAAAAGACGGAAATGTAGAGAAGGCACTTAGAAAATTCAAAAAGAAAGTGTCTGAAAGCGGCCTATTGCAAGAACTTCAAGAACGACAGACATATACTAAACCCAGCGTTAGAAAGAAGATAGCGAAGGATATTGCTAAAAAACGTTGGCAAAAGTATGTCAATAGTCAGAAACTCTGATCTCCAAAAAACTATATTTTTTTGCGAAATACTGTATAATAAATAATGTTGTAGATGCCGATGGTCGGGTCTACAATGTCATCTTGCTTATAAAAGGAGAAAACAAATGACAAACACATTAACCCTTCGTTCCTTCGACATTCCGTCGATTCACAAATTTGCAGTTGGATTTGATGGAGTCTTTGATGAGATTCTAAGACTATCCAATCAGCAAAAGGATACTAACTATCCCCCATATAACATCGTAAAGCATAGTGATAACAAGTTTGTTATCGAACTTGCTGTTGCGGGTTTCAAGGATGGTGATATCACCGTGACTATGGATAAGAACTTGTTGACTATCGAGGGCTCACAGTCCGTAGATTTGAACAGCAACGTAGAGTATTTGCATCGTGGAATTAGCGCAAGGAATTTCACTCGCACTTTCACTCTTGCTGATCATGTTGAGGTAGTTGACGCTACTGTAAACAATGGTATTATGGGAATCGTGCTAGAACGCATTGTTCCAGATGAGTTGCAACCCAAGAAGATTGCAATTACTTTCAATAAATAATATCATAGTAGTAAGTAATGTGTTCGCAGTCATCGTGGCTGCGAACACTATCATAAAGGATAAAATCAATGTCACAGCACAAAACTGAAACTAGACAAAAACTTAAACCCAATGTAACCTTGCAAGAGCCTCCATTGTTTCGTATCATCTATATCAATGATGATGTGACTAGCATGGAGTTCGTAGTAGGTTCGTTGATCGAATACTTTAATTATAATCCTGATACTGCTAGTCAGTTAACACACAACATCCATGAAAATGGTAGTGCTGTAGTAGCCGTGCTTCCCTACGAGATTGCTGAACAAAAGGGAATTGAAGTTACTTTAGATGCTAGACAGCAGGGTTATCCTCTGCAAGTCAAAGTAGAAGCAGAAAAGTAATCAGACCTCAATAGATATTCTTTTAGGCCAATATGGAGCCCCTTTCATATAGGGGTTATTCATATATGTCACATTATGCTGTACTGTGTTGGTAACTGTATCAACACTTCCAAAAGCCCAATGTGTTACTTTCATTTCTGTATCAGACGATAAACAAACATCCGGATATATGTGATCATCTACATGGTCCGGGGTCTTGCCAAAATACAAGCCTCGCCCCGGTACACATGCAGATATCACAAGTATCCTCTTAACATCTAAGTGTGTCTGTAATTTTACTATTGAGTTTCTAAGATATGCGATATCATCAAGCCTTGCTTTGATGAGTTGCACATCTATATCATCGGGATTATCTGCGCTAAACCCGTTGACACCCATTACTGCCACACCATCTATAATGACTACATGATGATATAGCATGGCTACCTTAGGTAGTCTTTTTACAAGTATTGCTAATTCCTTAGTTCTAATTTCATAATCAATGGACGTTTTATATTCTGCTAATCCAGGAACATAAAAT